GCGCACCTCGCCGCCCACGACCTGATACCACCATATCGCGGTGTCGTCGCGGTAGCCCAAGTCCCATGCTGTGTGTACCGGATACCCCGGCTCGAAGACTACACGCTCGTTAATACGCGGCTCTGCCAGTCGCATCTCTGTGCCAAAAAACGCACCGATAATGGCTGCTTCGAAACTGCACTCGTACTCTTGGAGGTACTGGTCTTCCGACAACTGCGCCTTTGCCGCGTTGAGTTCACTCTGGGGCAACAGGCCTGATTCGCTGGCAGGCAGGCGCAGGGCAAACCACTCATCTGGGATGCGCCGTGCTGTCTCGTAGATGTCCCAGAATTGGTTCTTGCCTTTCGGCGTACCGGCGAACACAGCCCAGCCTTGTTTGTCGGAGAGCGCAGGCCGGATGACATTGCCAAAGACGCTCGGCTTAAAGTCGCCGTACTCGTCCATGTACACGCCGCTGAACCCAAGTCCGCGCATTGCGTCTGCGTTGTCTGCGCCGAATAGGCTGACCTTTGTGTTGTTAACGAGCGTGATGGTCATCATCTGCTCGTTGGTGTCGCTGATGAGCGGCTGGGCGTAGTGCTTGAAGTAGTCCCACGCGATGCGGCGTGCTTGGTTCTGGTAGGGAGCGACATACCCGAAGAGGCCGTTTGGCCCCTTGTACATAAAGGCTGCGCGGATGATGTCGTTGACCGCTGCGACAGTCTTACCAGCACGCCGGTGCGCGACGAGGCAGGCCCACCGCTTTGTGCGGTCGTGGAACGGCATGAAGGCCCGTCTAGGGCGATACGGGAGTTCTACCCGCTGCTTCACTCGGGCTTGCCCCAAGTGGCTTCAATCTCAATCTTGCCGCCGTCTGGCCCGGAGTGTTCGTGGCGTGCCAACTTGGGTACATGGTATTCGAGTAGGTCGCTGAAACACTTAAACGCCGCCTCTGCGCCCTTGTTTGCGTGTATCTCTTCGAGCCAACCCTGTAGCCGACCTGCGTTGCCGTCTACAAATCGCGCAATGGCTTCTCTTGCCAGTTGCGTTGACTCGTTAGGCACGCCCTTCGGTCTGCCGGGGCCACCCTTTCTGCCCTTTTTGAAAGAACCTTCGTTAACCATGTGAACAGTTTACTTCTGTTTACCGTTACGCCGCAATGCCTCGGTTAGCGTTAAGGTGCGTTATCTGCGACGGCAGCATGACCGACACATGGGAGAATTTGAACATCAGCATATCGGCACGGCGTTCCCACCGTTCGTCGGAACGCTCCTGTTTCCATGTTAACTGCGCTGCACTTTTTGCGGACTTGCCGAGTTTCATCTCTTTTCCTCGTTTTCCGAAAGCATTTGCTGTGCGCCAAATGTTGCAAGTACCGCAGGAACAATTCCCGCTTTTGCGGCTTTCCTCAAACCCTCAAACCCTTCTGCCTTGAAAATGTTTCTAGCGCGAATCACATCTTCTCGAGCAACGCCGAATCCTTTTGCGGCGTAATCAATGTCCCGAGCATTTCTTGCTGCAACGGTTTCTCGATATGCAGGGTTTACATCTAAATTTTTCATCGTCATGGGCGCTTGTTCCATCATCTCAAGCATTCGCGCAGTAACCGCACCCGGAGTGTTGCTGCGGTAAGCGTCCCCGTAATCAATGTATCCAGTCTCGGCGCGTCCAAAGTCAATTTCTGTTTTGCCAAACGCCTCGGGGTTTTTCTTTACGATATCACGCACTTCTTTCGCAAACTTTTCACCCCGCGCTGTGCCTTCGTTTGCAAGAATTGTTATGCCGTTTGGCGCACTTGCAAGGTAATAACCTCGTTGCTCAAACAGAGGAGCAATACGCTCCATGTCCGCTTGAGTCATGTTTTTACCCAAGTCAATGGATGCTCCAGAGTAATCTGCGGCTGACTTTGCAGGCAGTAACTTGTGCCAAGCGCCAGCCTCTTGAACATCAAAATACGCTCGGGCCGCTTCTACTGCGTTTAGTGCTTGCACAGACCCCGGCGTTAGGGCGCGAGATTTGTCTGCCGTGGTGTAGGTTCCGGTTACGGGACGCGCCACCATTGCAGGGTTGGCGGTGTCTTTAAATCTGCCTACGGTGTTAACAGTTTCTCCCGGCAACATTCTAGCCGCCGTGTAGCCTATATCGCGACCTGACGGGCTGGTGTTCCATGAGCCGCGAACATCTGCTGTGTATGCCGACCGTGCATCAAACGGCGCGTTAAGCAATCCTTGCAGGTGACCAGTTACTGGCGAACTGACCGCCTCATAAGTTGCGTTGGCTTCCTGCAATGGCAAGTAGTCGGCATATGACCTTGCCGCCTCTCCAGCCGAAATGTCGCCGCGACGAATTTTGTTTCCCGACCACGCCGCCGCTTGAGAATTTCCCGTGTTCCAATCGCTAAAACCACCAAGTTGCTCTCGGTTAGCGCGTTCAATTGCGCGTTGGCGCACTTCGTCCATAAATGCGTGTTGCGTTGCACCGCCAACAGCGCCAGACGGATACCCCATCAACTCTGCTTCGTGCATATCGTTAACGCCGCGCCCAATTCTCTCGGGTGCGTATGCAACGCCTAACTGCGTGGCAAACGGGTCGCGTTTATGCCCGAGGTATTCTGCTTGCCCCGCGTCATACATTGCTTGCAGCGGAGGGCTGTCTCTCGATGGGAACCGCCCAGTTAGAACTGGTTCGCCCGTTACGGCTTGAATATGCCCCTTTGCAGACATCGCAGTATTACCGCCAACATTGTTAGCGCGGCTTAACGCGGCAATATTCTGATTAAAAAGGTCTGCTTCAACCGGATTGTTTCCGGTTCTAGCAAAAATGTCTCGACTACTGTCAACATAAAAATTACGCCCCGGCAGTCCTTCCTGCATGGCGTTTACATAATTGTTAACCATCGCGCCAAGTTTTTGCGGGGAATCAACCCCCGGCGGCGCTCCAACATATTGACCGGTTGTTCCAACCCTGCGTTTTGCGCGAGTAACCAATTGTTCCGCTTCTTCCGCCCCTTTGCGCGTTTTGCTTGCGGCTTTGGCTACGCCACCCACAACAGGAATTGCTGCAAGCGAGGCCAACGCCATGCCGAGTTTGTCACCCGAGCGACGGGAACGCGCAAAATCCCGCCCTGCCTGCGGATACTGCAACGGGGTAAACCCTGCGGCAATTTCTAATGCCGTTTCTCCTACGCCCTGCGATTCGGGGGCGTCAAGGCTTGCCATGCGCTGTGTTGCGCCCTTAACAGACTGTCCTAACTGATTCATGCTTGGGACAGGGTCGCCAGATGCGCCAAATCGTTGCCCATAATCATCGGGAACAGATACACCCTGCGTTTCGGCTATCTTCCGGCGCAGTTCATCAAAATATTGCAACGCTGCAGCAAACCTTGACGGTTCCGCTTTTTTGCTTTTTTTAGCAGCAGACATAATTAACTTAAGTTTTCGAGTTTGTACTTGAGGCTCGTCACCGCATCAACCACGGCATCGAACAGGTTAACAAGGTCGCTGTCCTTCGGGAGTGAGCCTTTGATTTCGTCGAGGAAGGTCAGCAGCCCCTTCACATACGCCTTCGGGTTGGAGTTCTTGTGGAACTCGACATCGTAGCCGGTGATGATGCCAAAGCGCCCTTGAAACGCCTCTGCATAAGCGTCTACAAGGCCGGGAATTGCCTCATAGTATTTTTGCAAAGCCTTATGTTGAGCGTAAGACTTTGTTGCAAGGTGTTGAAGGTGCGTGATGGTCGCGCTGTGGAACATGGTTCCGACAAAAAGCGCAGCGGTTTTTTCGTGAGAAGCCATGACTCTCCCCTATGGTACGATGATGCTAGACCCCTACAGGGAAGGATGCAAGCATGACTACTATCTCCGACGAGTACCGCGCACAGCAGGTCGAACTGCACACAAATCCTAATTACGGGGTGGCCTCACTAGCCTTCGCGCCCCTTGTCGCTAAATTGGCTGTGGATAACTCTATCCGGTCAATTTCAGACTATGGGGCCGGGAAGAAGCACCTCCAGACCGCCCTACAGGGCGCAGGGCTGGAGTTTGATTACCACCCCTATGACCCAGCCTTCCCAGAGTACGGCGACCCGCAGGAAGCCGATATGGTCTGCTGCATTGATGTGCTAGAACACATCGAACCCGCCTGCCTTGACGCTGTGTTGGATGACCTTGCCCGTATCATGCCCCGGTTGGGTTTCTTCAGCGTCCACACGGGGGCGGCTGGCAAGACCCTTTCGGACGGCAGGAACGCCCATCTTATCCAAGAGCCTGCGCGGTGGTGGCTCCCCCGGCTCTGTGAGCGGTTCCACATCCACCACCTCCAGCACCATCAACTCATGGGTCAGGGCTTCTGGGTCGTCGTCAGCCGCGCCTGAAGCCACGCAACAGTCTCGGCAGGGTCACGGGCCAGATACCATTGGCCTAGCGGCTCAAACGCCATTTGGAAGCGTTCCTGACCCCTTCGCAGTTTGCCCGTCGGGGTCTTGATTTCGAGGAAGGCAGCAAAACCGGGGGCGGTGACCAGTTTATCGGGCACGCCCTGCCCTGCCAGCCCAAGGTCGTAGACGGTAAACCCTGCCGCTCTCACGGCTGCGGTGATGGCGGCATCGTTAGCATCCCGGCGTGCGGCGTAGCGCATTAGAAAGACCCGTCAGCCCATTCGTACCAGAGTTTGTAGGCGCGTACAAATTCCTCCACGCCTTCCCCAAGCAGCATCGCTTTGCCCTGCGGCGGCACGAAGAAAAACCGCGCTATCCGTAGCCCGTTGTCCGTATCCCCGCGCACCACCCACACTTGGAAGTTTGGCGTGGCAGCGAGTGCCTGCAAGGTGCGGCGTAACCCCTCCGACATCGACTCGCCCTGACGCTTCCACTCAAGCACAAGAAACTTGCCCTTGCGCTCCACAATGCCGTCGATGTTACACGGCGTGATTTTAGGGTTGTTCGGCAGCAGGCCGAGAAACGCGCCGTAATCAATATGCGGCGCATCCCGGTTTTTCATCAGCCGCTCAAACTCCACGGCGTTTGTCGTGCGCTGCGCGTTGTGGTGATACCCAACCCGCCTTGGTCTTAACCCAGCCGCGAGATTTTAGCAGTTCCTCGCCACCGCACGCGCCGCTGCGATGCTGGAGGATGCTCGACGCGCCGAAGAACTTCTGACCGCATTGCTTACAGGTGCGGGTCATCGCGGGACCTCGCCCCGCGCACGGATGGCGGCGGCACATTGTTCGGCAGCAAACCTTTCTCTAAACCCGCCTAACGGGTCAATTGTGTATTGCTTGCT